CGCGCGGTGATTGAAACCGTGGCGCTGCGCTGGAAAGAGCGCGACCGGATCGGGCATCAAAGCAAGTCGATGGGCGGCGAGACGGTATCGTTCTTCACGGGCGACTTCCCTGCATCGGCGAAGACGGCGCTCGGCCAGTATCAGGACGTGGTGCCGGTCCTGTGATTAGCGGTTATGTCGCGGGCGCGGATACGGTCACAGCAAGGTTCAGGTTGTTCGGTCCTCGGCTGCGCGAAGAGTTGGCGGCGGCTATCGAGCGGCTGGCGGGCACCACGCAGCGCAAGGTGCGGCAAGAAAAGCTGTCCGGGCAGGCACTAAATGTCCGCACGGGCACGCTTCGCCGCTCGATTGATAAGCGCGTGTTCACCGAGGGCTCGAACGTCATCGGCGTGGTATCCACGAACGTGGTTTACGCCAAGGCGCACGAATACGGCTTCAAGGGGCAAGTTTCGGTCAAAGAGCACCTAAGCCGCAGCAAGCTCGGCCGCGAGTTCAGTGTTAGGGCGCATACGGCGAACGTCAACGTTCCCGAACGGTCGTTTCTGCGATCCGCGCTGCGCGATGTCGAAGCGGCCGGAACCGTGCGCCGGTCCATGTTGATCGCGCTGCGACGGGCTGAACAGGCATGAAGCGCGAGCCGATCTATCAGGCGCTATTCAATCTGCTTGCCGCCGCGCCCGGTCTCGCCACGTCGCAACGCGGCCTCAAGCATTGGGACGACGTTCCGTCCGGCTTTCAGCCCGCGCTGTTCATGGTGGAAGAAGGCGAAACGGGCGTCACCACTACCGGCCTGCCCGTTAAGTGGACGGGCCATGTGGGCGTCTACATCTACGCCCGCGCCGAAACACTGGGCGGTGCCGGGCCGCTGCTCAATCCGATCCTCGACTATATCGAGGCGCAATTCGCACCCAATGCGAACAACAATTACGCCAACCTCGGCGGCCTCGTGCAGCATATCCGCATTGAAGGCGAGATCATGAAAGACGGCGGCGCGCTAGGCGAACAAGCCGTGGCTATCGTTCCCGTGCGGTTTCTGACCGCCTAACAATTCAATAGAAGGATAACCCCCATGGCTGCCAATGTATTCGGCTCGGGAATTTTCTGGGGCACTCCCACCCAGGACGCGTTCGGCAACGTGCTTGCCAACCCTTCGCCGATCCGCTTCGGGACCGCGCAGGACGTATCCCTTGACTTCTCGTTCGATACGAAGATGCTTTACGGCCAGTCGCAGTTCCCCGTCGCGGTCGCGCGCGGCAAGGGCAAGATCACCGGCAAGGCCAAGTTCGGCCAGTTCAACGGCGCGCTGCTCAACTCGCTGCTGTTCGGGCAGACGCTGACCATCGGCGCGCAGACGACGGACTATCTAGACACCACGGGCATCGCGGTTGCGGCGTCCTATACCATCGCCCCGCCGAACTCCGGAACATTCGCGCGCGACCTTGGCGTCCGCGATAACAACGGCCTGCCGCTGGCCCGCGTTGCCACATCTCCGGTATCAGGCGTGTCTTACTCAGTGGTTCCCGCAACGGGCATTTATACGTTCGCGGCGGGCGATGTGGGCAAGACGTTCTATATCGACTTCCAGTACACATTCGGCACAACGGGCCGCTCGTCCACCGTGTCGAACCTTGTCATGGGTTACGCGCCGACGTTCCGCTTCGATGTTGTCATGCCGTTCTCGGGCAAGTCCGTCATCTGGACGCTGCCTAACTGCCTTTCGTCCAAGTTCACGCTGGCGACGAAGCTGGACGACTTCGCCATCCCCGAAATTGACTTCGAAGGGTTTGCCGATCCCGTGACCGGCAACGTCCTAACCTACTCGATGTCGGAGTAATCGCGTGATCAAGGGAATCGCAATCGACCTGGGGGGCACGGAATACACCGTCCCCCCGTTGAGCCTTGGGGCCGTGGAAGCCTATCAGGACCGGCTAGCGGGCTTTGACGGCACGCTATCCGCGCCTTCGGTGGGGCTGGTGCTGGACGTGGCCCACGCCGCGTTGAAGCGCAATTACCCGGCCATCACGCGCGCGGAACTGGCGGACCTGATCGACCTCGGCAACATGGGCGAGGTATTCGAGGCCGTCATGGACGTGTCGGGGCTGAAGCGTAAGGAAGGCGAAGCGGGAAAAGCGAAGGCGGCGGCGAAGAAGTAGACTGGGGCCATGTCTACGCGCACGTCGCCACCATCACCGGGTGGACGTGGGATTATATCGGCGACCACCTTGATCTGCCCCGCCTGCGAAGCCTCACCGGCTACTGGCGGATGCACCCCCCGCTGCATATCGCCTTCGCCGCCTTTGCCGGGTTCAAGCCCGAAGCGGAAGCGCCGCCCGTCGCTGGACAAGCAGCCGCGCCGAGTGACGCCGAGATCGCCGCGATGATCGAGGGGCAGGCCAAGGCCCCAATGGACCCCACGCGCGCTGCATCAGCGGTAATCGCCAAACGGATGCGGGAAGGAACGCTTTAGATGGCTACGACCGGCGAGGAAATCAGTGTCCGCTTCGTCGGCACCTCGGCGGAAGCGGAGGCCGCGTCCGAACGCGCCACCATAGCGATCACGTCCGCCGTTGAGCGCATGAAGGTTGGCTTTGTCGGGTTAGCGGCAACGTCGCAATCGGCCATGGGCGAAGTGGGCGTCGCGGCCGAAGGGGCAGCGGCTGCCACCGAGGCAAGTGCGGGTTTGGCGGAGGGCGCTCTGGCGCGTTGGGGCCTGTCCATGCGCGGCCTCGGTCGGTCCGCCACGGAGGCGCGCGAGCAGGTCGCGGTGCAGTTCGGGGCCATGGCCAGGATCATGGAGCACCTGAACGCCATAATCCTCGGCGTGGGTGTGGCGCTGGCGGGCGGCGCGATGTTCAAGGAAGCCGTTGATGCGGCGACCACATTCGACACGCACACGCTCAAGCTGTCCAAAACGCTGGGCATCACGCTGGAGGCCGCATCCGGCCTGCATACCGCGCTGCACGGACTGGGTATCGAAACGGACACCTACACGGGCGCGGCGCTGCGATTGACGCGCCAGCTCCGCACGCATGAGGACCAGCTAAACAAGATGGGCGTCGTCACGCGCGACGCGGGTGGACACTTGCTCAACATGCAGGTGGTGATGACGAACACCATCGACGTGCTGCGGAACATGAAAGAGGGCACGGATCGCAACCTTTCCGCGCAAGTCGCCTTCGGGCGCGGTGCTGGCGACCTGACCCAGATGCTGCGCTTAAACAAGCAGGAGATGGACGACGGCGCGAAGATGGCTAAGCGACTTGGGCTGATCCTTGGCGTCGATGGCGTCAAGGCGCTGGTCGATTACAAGAAGGCGCACAACGATGCCAAGCTGACAATGGAGGCGGTAAACATCGCCATCGGGCGGGCTTTGCTGCCGACGCTAACGCGCCTGGGGAATTGGTTCACCGAGAACGGCCCTGAGATCATGAAGTTCTGTCGCGGCGTCGGCACGGCGTTTGACTGGATGGGCCAGATTATCGAGACGGGCGCGCTAACCATCGCGTCAACGCTTTTTTCGCTCAAGATCGTCATCATAGTCGTAATCGATATTGTCCGCACGCTCGGCATCGTTATGCTTGACGTGCTGTCCGGCAATTGGGCGCGGATCGGCGCGGATTGGGATGCTGGCTGGACGCGGCTGGAGCGGCGAGCGATTGCGGGCGCGAAAGAAATCAAAAAGGCGTGGGATGACGCGATAGACCGCGCTAACGCCGTGCCCAAGCCGGGAGCGTATAAGGACCCCACCACGGGCGCGGGCGATACGATTGATCCGAACGCTCTGAAAAAAGGACCGAAGGAAAAGGCGGCCAAGGCCCCTAAGGAAAAGAAATCCGCCGAGGCACAAGACGCGCTCGACACGGCCGCCATCATCAAGGATGCGAACAAGGCCGTAACCGAGTTCATGACCGAGGAGGAGCGCAAGCGTACCGATCTCGCGCAAGAGGGCATCAAGGAACGCGAGGCTGCCGGGCTGGGCGAGGTCGCCATGGCCGAGGAGCACGCCAAGCACGAAACCGAGATGGGGCGCACCACGAAGGCCCAGCTTCTCCAGCAGGAAATCGCGTTTGCCGCGCAGCGCAGGGCGATTGAGATGAAGGCGCTCGACGGTGAGGCGATGCTGGCGCAAGGCGACGTAGTAAAATCGCAGCAGATTGCCGATAAGAAGCTGGCGATTGAGCGCAAGTTTCAACTGGACGTGCAGAAGCTGCGCGATCAGGCGGAATTGAAGCAGACGGGACAGCATAATCAGTTTCTTGCCAGTTTCACGCAAAGTTGGTCGCAGGCGATGGGCAAGATGGCGACGATGCAGGCCAGTTTCGCCGCCACGGCGCAGGCCATGTGGCAGGGGTTAATGGGCGCGATTGAGGGCGCGATTGTCCAAATGATCGCCAAGCAGCTTTCGTCATGGCTCGCCGCAGAGGCCGTGAAGCTCGGCATCGCCAAGATCATGGGCATCCATCACGTCGCCACGGAATCGGCCAAGGCGGGCGCGGGCGGCATCGCGTCCATGGCGGCCGCACCGTTTCCTCTCAACCTCACAGCCCCGGCGTTCGGCGCGTCCATGGCGGCGGCGTCGGCGGGGTTTGCTACAGTCCTAAGCGCGCGGGGCGGGTTCGACATTCCGGCAGGAATGAACCCGATGACGCAGCTTCACGAACGCGAGATGGTGCTACCCGCCAAGCAGGCCGACGTGATCCGCGACATGGCGAACGGTGGCAGCACGCGCGGCGGCGGGGATACGATCATCATCCACGCCGTGGACGCAAAGAGCTTCAAGCAACTTCTAATGGATCACCCGGACGCCGTAGCCGGTGCGGTCAAAAAGCACGTCCGCGCGAACGGACGCAATGCAATGGCGTTCGCCTAGTGCCCGTTTCGGCTATCCATCTGCGCGTCGGTGGTGGTCACGTCCTTTAAAACGCCGTCCGGCCCGAATATCAGGGAAATGGTGGTCGCGCCTACGTTCATGCCGCCCGCAAACATGCCGATGATCGGGACGAACGACGCGCCCTTGATGTGGGTCCTCGCCCGATAGTAGGTCGCATACCGGCTACCATCGGCGGCCACCGTGTTAAACTGCGGCGGCCCAAACTTGGAGACGGCCTCGTCGTAAGTCGTCCTCCCCTTCTCGACTTGCTCAATTTTGGGGAGTGGCGGGCGCTCGCGCGCGGCCAAAGGTGTCGTCCAAGCGCCTAACGCCAGCAGCGACGCGATCAAGATACCCTGTTTCATATTGCCCCCATAGGGAGACGGCCCGAATGTCGCAACCCTATCTCCCGTCGCGCTGGCTGATTACCGCAGCCAGCCTAAGCGACGATCCCGACACCTTCCCGCTGCTCGCGGGTCAATCGTTCCTCACGTCCAAGTCGCCAACGTGGAATACCGCGATTATTACGGCCACCAGCGGTCGTGAGCGCAGGCGGCAAGTGTGGTCCTATCCACGCTGGAAGTTCACGGTCGGTTACGAGTTCATCCGTGATTACCCGTCCGCGCCCGAGATCGCCAAGCTGCGCGCATTTTTCAACGCGCACGCGGGCCGCTACCAGCAGTTCTTCTATAACGACCCGTCCGACAACAGCGTGTCCGGCCAAGCTATTGGCACGGGTGACGGCGTTACAAAAACATTCCAGCTAACCCGGTCAATCACAGTTGGGAACATCAGCTATAGCGAGCCGGTGCGCGGCGTAGCGGGAACGCCGACGATCTACGTCAACGGCGTGTCCACCAGCGCCTACACCATCGGCGCTTACGGCTCGATCACATTCACCACCGCGCCACCGCTCGGGCAGGCAATCACATGGACCGGCAATTTCCTGTTCGTGTGCCGGTTCGACCAAGACAATCTGGACACCCCGCAAATGGTGCAGCAACTTTGGTCGCTTAGCGGCCTCTCGTTCATATCGGTCAAACGATGAGCCGCACCGTCACTCCGGCATTGTCCACCTTATTGGACAGCGGCCAGGACTTTCAGATGGCGGACTTGTGGACGCTGACGCTTTCGGGCGGCAACGTCGTGCGCTGGTCTGGCGCGGACGTGCCCATCACCGCCAACGGCAACACCTACCCCATCGGCCCGATGATCGAGCGCGGGCGCATATCGGAGACGCGCGGGCTACAAGTCGCAACGCTGGAGATGCGGATTACCGCCAACGCGGACGATCTCATCAACGGCACGCCGCTTATCCCGTTCATCGCCAAGCGCGGCCTCGACGGCGCGAACGTTCGGCTCGACCGGGCGTTCATGGCGAATTGGTCCGGGCCTATCGCCGGAACGCTGCTGCGCTTCTCGGGGCGCGTCACTTCGGTGTCGAACATATCGGGCAGCACGGCGACGGTCACGATCTCAAGCTGGGCAATCCTGCTTAACGCCAACATGCCGCCGAACCTTTACCACACGGGCTGCATCAACACGCTTTACAATGCACAGTGCCAAGCCAACCCGGTTTCGTTCTCGGCGGCTGTCACGGTGGGCGCATCCCCCGCGCCGACGTTCACAAGCTTCAACGGCGGCGCGATGACGGTCAGCTATTACGCGCAGGGCCGCGTGGTTGGCGTAGCGGGCGCAAACGCGGGTATTTCGCGCACGGTCAAGGCAAACGATGCTGCGGGCAATATCAGCCTTGTGCAGCCGTTCCCGGCGCTGCCCGTGGCGGGCGATACATTCACGATCTACGCGGGCTGCGATCTCACGCAAGCAACCTGCTCGGGCAAGTTCAACAACCTAACTCACTTTCGGGGCACCCCGTATGTGCCGCTTCCGGAGACGGCTGTTTGAGCCGTGAGGCTGTCGTGGCCGAGGCCATGACGTGGGAGGGCACCCCCTATCATTCGGGCGCTTCAATCAAGGGCGTGGGCGTTGATTGCGCGATGTTCCCGGCCGCCGTTTACCACGCGGTTGGCCTGACGCCCAAAATTGAACCCAAATATTCCCCCGACTGGATGATGCACCGCGACGAAGAAACCTTTCTCGCGTGGGTGACTCCTTACGCGCGCGAGATCACCCGAGACGCGCTCGGGCCGGGTGATTTCGTCATCTGGAAATTCGGGCGGACCTATTCGCACGGGGCTATCGTCATTGCCCCGCCAATCGTGCTGCACGCCGTCCAGGAGGGCCGCGCGGTCATCCGGGGCAACATGGACCGCGACGAAGACTTGCGCTCGCGGTCGGCCCGTTATTTCACGTTGTGGGGGTAAGGCATGGGCGGTCGCACGATCAGCACTAGCGCCCCGCGCCTAAACCATATTGCAATCCAATCATCGACCCTTGGCGTGCCGATTACGCTCGGCTGGGGACGAGCGCGCCTCAAGTGCAATCTGCTATGGTATAACGCTTTCACAGCCACGCCGCACACTACGCAGACGAGCGCGGGCAAAGGGTTCGGCGGCGGATCGAAAAACACCACGTACAGCTATACGGCGTCCGTCATGTTTGGCCTTTGCGAAGGGCCGATCCAAGGCGTCCGCACCGTCTACCGCGACAAGTCCGTATTCACCGGCAGCACCGCGCTTTCGCAGGCCAAGCTAAGCCTCGCCACCGGCACAATCGGGCAACCCGTGTGGGGCTACCTCACAAGCCGCTTTCCATCGCAGGCTCTCGGCTATTCCGGCCTCGCTTACGTCTACGCGCAGGACTATGCGCTGAACGATAGCGCCACCCTGCCCAATCACTCGTTTGAAGTAGACTTTGCGGTTCAACGGGCGGGTAATGCCGACGCCAACCCGCGCGACATCCTAACCGACTTTCTGGCAAACCCGTCCTACGGCGTGCCGGGATGGTATGCCGGGCTTAACGGCGACTGGTCGGATTGGGCGCTATATTGCGAAGCCACCAACCTCGTGCTGTCGCCTGTCCTCGAAAGCCAAGTTACCGGCGCTTCGTTCATCCAGGAGTTGATAGACGCCACGAATAGCGAGGCGTTCTGGTCAGAGGGGGTGCTCAAAGTTCGCTCCTACGGCGACGCGACCGAGACGAGCGCGGGCGGCACTGTCTGGACGCCGAACCTCACGCCCGTTTACGATTTAGGCGAGGACGATCTAATCGATGACGGTTCGGGCGAGCCGGTCAAGATGGAAATCATAGACCAATCCGATGCTTATAACGTCGTGCAGATCGAATACAGCGACCGGCTGAACCAATACAATACGGCAATCTCCACCGCGCACGACCTGTCCAATATCGTTCAATTCGGACGCCGCAAGCAAAACCCCAAGCAGCTTCGCGCGATATGTGACCAGTATGTGGCGCAAAAGTCCGCGCAGCTATGGCTCCAGCGCACGTTATACCGCCGCGACGTTTACAGGTTCACGCTGCCGTGGAACTTCGCCCGGCTTGAGGTGATGGATTACGTCACGCTGACCACCACCACGGACGAGCTGCAACTCAACCGCCAACTGGTCCAGATCACGGATATCGAGGAGGACGAGGAACGCGTGGAAGGCCATCTCTCATTTACGGCAGAGGGCGTTGCGGTAGGCGTTGCGAGTGCATCGCAATATAACCCGCACTCGGGCAACGGCTATTCGCCAAACGCGGATGTAGCGCCGGGCGCGGTATCGCCGCCTTACCTGTTCAACGCGCCCACCAGCCTGACGGGCGGCGATCCCCAGGTGTGGTGCGCGGTCGGCTCGTCCAACCCCAACTGGGGCGGTTGCGATGTATGGATCAGCCTCGATAACGCCACGTACAGCCGCGTCGGCACCATCAACGGCTCGGCCCGCTACGGCACCACCACCACGGCGCTCGCCAACGTCGCGGACCCGGACACCACGTCCACGCTGGGGGTAGACCTTACGGCGTCCGTTGGCACGCTTGGCGGCGTATCGCAGACCATCGCCGATCAGGGCGGATCGCTTTGCATGATCGACGGCGAGCTAATTTCCTACCGCGACGCAACGCTGACCGGGGCGAACACCTACAACCTCAATTATCTGCGGCGCGGTATTCGTGGAAGCACCGACGCCGCGCACCTGACCGGCAAGGCGTTCGCGCGGCTGGACGATGCCATCTTCAAGTTTTCTTATCCCGGCACGGTTGTCGGGCAAACGGTTTACGCCAAGTTCGTGTCGTTCAACGTCTTTGGGCGCGCGTATCAGGATATTTCGACACTCTCGCCCTACACCATCGCCACCGCGACCAATACCGTCACGCAAGACCCGAACACTGGATTAGCGCGGGCGCTGTCGGTGCCCTACCTCAAGATATTCACGACTACGGCTATCCAAGCGGACTCTACGGGCGTCATCGTCTCGGGGCAATTGCCGCGCCTGATCCCGGTTCAATGCCTCAAGGCGGGCGTGGATGTAACCGCTACCGCCACCATCGCGATCACGTCCACGCTCGGCAGCACCGCCACAGTCGGTACGAATGTCATCTGGATCAACACCTGCACGGGTGCGGGCTCGATTCAGGGCACGGTCACTCCGGCCGGGGGGTATGCGATCCCGTTTACCATCGCCGTTACCCGTCCGCTTGCGGCAGCAACTATTCCGGGTGGAGCCGGGGCCACATTCGCATCGGTCAGCGTGCTTACTCCAACTTCCGGCGTCGCTTACAATGCCGATACCTCCCCGAATAGCGGAATTCTTGCCGTCGCGGCCCCTTCGTCCGGAATAATCACGCTAACCGCGCCGTGCTCTTATTACGCGACCGATGCTGGCCCGATAGGAAGCTATGCGCTCTATGGCAAGTGGCGCTGGCGTTTGGCGGGAGGAACGTGGGCAGATGTTGCCGCTGAAACTCTTTCTTCGGCGACAGAGGTAGTCATTAACGACCCTCCGTACCACGCGCAGCACACTGGATCGCTTACGGTCAACACGACCAAAACCGGATTAACATCCGGCTCTACTTATGAGTTCGGCTTCCATGCCCGCAACTCTAGTGGAGTCCGTGCCATGTACTTCGAGGGCACTACGGTTTCCGCCTCCCAATAGGAGCGCTCATGCAATATCTACAATTTACCGCCGCGCGGGCTGATACCGGCGCGGTGCTTCCGCTTGCGACCGGAACGGTCAAGATCGCGGGCACCGCTACACTGGCGACACTATACAACGCCACGGGTGGGTCCATCGGCAACCCGGTTACGGCGAGCGCGGCTGGGCTAGTCGGCTTTGCCGCGCCCGATGGCTTTTACGACATCACCGTAGTTTCGGCTGATAGCTTGTACACGTCGCCGACGATCCTAAAGCAGCAGTTTTTCGACTATTCTGGGCCAGCCGCTGTCGCCGCGATTGGTTATACCTCGCCGCTCTCGGGCGCTGCCACCCGCACCACGGCGGCAAAGCTCGCGGAGCAAACGTCCATTTATGACGTGCTAACGACGGGTATTGACCCCACCGGGACTACGGACAGCAGCGCGGCGTTCCAGGCGGCTTACAACGCGCTGGCGGCGGCGGGCGGCGGCACGTTGTGGATTCCGCCGGGCACCTACATCGTCGGCCTTAACCTCACCTCGCGCAAGGTCGCGCTACGCGGTATGTCCGGGGCGTCAAACGACGCCTACAGCGGCGCGTCCACGCTCAAACCGGTCAATGCGACCACGCCCGTGATGCGCATCAAGTGGGGCGCGGGTGGCTCGGCATGGGATCAAGTCCCCTTCCGCGACATGCACTTCGTCGGGCTGGGCACCCAGACCGCCCCGCTCGGGCGCGCAATCGTTTGGGGCAATGATACTTATGTAACCGGCGACGAACTGAACATTAGCGTCCTGATAGATCATTGCTCGTTCAACCAGTTCGATAAGTGCGTACAGCGCCAGTACGGCAACATCGGTCTGGAGATCAGGGATAGCACGTTCGAAGCGTCCAACTTCCACGTCTGGTCGCGCGGATACTACGCCAGCGCCACACAGCTAATGCACGTAGGATGTCTACGTATTCAAAACAACCATCTCCGCGCCGCTTACCTTGCGTCAATCTATATCGACGGAAACAACGTCCAAGGTTCGGGACAGATCATTATTTCATACAATAGGATTGAGAATAATCGTGGCTTCGTAATCTTCGCAAAGAACATCGTCGGCATTGGCGTCGCCGGGATCATCATTGATGACATGTGGAACGAGGGCAATGGGCTAGATTATTACGGCGGTGGCTCCCCGACCACGGTGACTATAGATAGCACGGTCTACAATGTCCGCTGCGCGCGCTTTGAGAACGTGCCGAACATTGAGGTCAGAAATACGCCGATTGGCACTGTTGAGCTTATCCATTCGTCCGTTGCCACGTCGAAGTGTGATCTTAACGCGCTTATGAGCAGCAATTACACAATCTCGTCGGCAATCGATGCGCGCTCATCCATGGTACACCAGGACGTTCTGTTGCCGCTGGGGTCCGGGCTCGCGACCGGCCGTCCTATTCCCGGAACAATTCAGGGCATTTGCCGCGTGGTGAACACCGGGGGCGGCGGAGATTACGCCGTCTGGATGACAATGGAGCCGCGATGCACTCTGACGGGGGCGGCGGGAAGCGCAAAGCTAGCGAGTGTAAACGGCTCGGCAACTATCATGACCGGTGACACAACGGCGGTCGGCAATACGCTGCCCGGCCTCAATGCTTGCCGCCAGTATGTGACGACGGCCAGCACTAATGCGCCGGTATTTTGTAGCGGTGCGGCCGGTGCTGGAATCTACTACGTGGCGATCTTCACGTATCAGCTAGTCAGCGGCACCGCGCCGACGTTGCAGGTAACAGGCTCGGCGGGCGTAACAGAGGTTCGCCCGCTCGCTTCGTCCGCTTGGGAAACCATAGTCGCCGTCACCTACTGCCCATCGGCTTTCACCCTGTATTTCCAGATCACGGGCGGCGCTGCGGCTGGAACCATCAACATCGGCGGCGCGGCGGGGCTAGCGTTTTCAACCGAGCAGGGGGCGCGCGATTACATCAACGCCGGGATGTTCCCGCTATGACCACGAATGAAACACTGGCTGTTAAGCTGGAGCGCGTTGAGCAACAGGCCATCGCCACGCGCGAAGCCATAGCGGTCAAGTTCAAGCAGCACGAAGACAATGTAGCGGCCGAGTTCGCGGTATTGCGCAACGAGGTGCGCGGCGTTGCGGACGACACACGCCAACTCGTTGAACTGTTCAAACTCGGCAATTCCATGCTGCGCCTGCTCAAGCGGCTCGCGGGAATCACCGTGTTTATCGGCACGCTTTGGGCCGCGTTCAAGACGGGAAGCATTCTCGGCCTGCTCGGGCTGGGGGTGCACAAGTAATGCTGACGCCTAGCCAAGCCTGTTCGGCGCTTATCCGCCGTTTCGAGGGGCTGCAAACCAAGGTTTATGCCGACCCCAAAACCGGCAGTGCGCCGTACACGGTCGGCTATGGGCACACTGGCCCCGACGTGCATCTGGGCGCGATCTGGGCCGTCAAGGCGTGCGAAGACGCGCTGGTCACGGATATCACCCATGCGTGGGATGCCGTTGCGCGGCTGCTAAGCTTGTCGCCTACCAGCCAGGGCCAATTAGACGCGCTGGTATCCTTCGCCTTCAACGTCGGCGTCTACGGCACGCCACAGCATCCCAAACTGCGCGAAAGCACGCTGCTCCGCAAACACAAGGCCGGGGATTTCGCGGGTGCGGCGGACGAGTTTTTGAAGTGGATCAATAAAGGTTCGCCTGTTGAGGCTGGCCTTCGCACACGACGCGCCGCCGAGCGCGCGCTTTACTTAGGAATTTCCCATGCGTAACCTGTTGTTTACCGCTGCGCTATTGCTAACGTCCGCCGCACAAGCGGGAACCGTGGATGCCACCGTTCCCGGCATTCCGGTTGATGTAATCAACACAGCGTCTGGAAGCTGGACGTTAACCAGCCTCCCCCCCGTTGGCGACCTCGCGGCCTATCGCTGGACGCACGATGGGACGCCGAGTCTTCGGGGCAGTGCGCACACGCGCGTCATGCTTTGCCGTGCCCCGGCTACCGTTGCGGCAACGGGCGGCGTTCCGCTCGACCTGGAAACGGTGACGGTCAATATCGGCACCTACACCGCAACGGCGGGTGTGGCGCAGGGTTCGTGCCGAATTGTCGAGGACGGGCCGCTGGTCGAGCCTAACGCGGCGTGGATCGCGCAGGCGATTAGGGATGGGCGGTTGCCAGCCTATCGGCGCGAGCGCGCTTGGTCCGTAGTCAGTCCTTTGCCCATCGCTGCGGCCAATCCCTACGACCCGGCCGTAATCGGCGCTTCGGCCACAAATCCCGTTGCTACCGCAGGCGGCAACTTCGTCGGTGTCACGTCTGGGCAAGGCGGCGAATATACCGCATCCCGTGGGTTTATCCATAGCGTTGACGCGCAGGTGGTCGATCTCGCACTGCACGGCGAACCGCTGGGCGATGCGCGTACATTCGAGCGGTACACTTGGGAAAGCCTGGCCATGCCGCAGGGCGCGGTGTGGTCGGCGGTCAACCACGTCACGGCAGACCCTCAATTCCCACTCGCTGGGGACCGTGCGTATAGCGTCAACCTGACCAATCAGGTGCCGCCTGCAGGTGCCGACGATATGGTGCCGGTCAAGGATTGGGGGCGCGACACCGCGCACCTTGAGAACACCTGTTACGTTCATTGGATTGCGACCGGCGATCCCGTCGCCGCGATTTGCCTCAACCGTCAGCTTGCCTTTGCGCTTGCCGACCAGGGCTTCATGTTCCGCCGCTCGACCAATTACAGCGGCTTGGGCGGGCAAGAGCGCGGCGTTTACAATACGATTACGGCGCTATGGAAATCGCGTGACGTGGCGCTGCACATGACCAGCCTAAACGGCAAAGTCCTGTGGAATGCGGCCCGTATCGAGAAGATGCGCGCCGACGTGTTCGCGCATTACGATCTTCGCGCGAACGGCCTGCCGACGCCCGAGAATCCCAATCCCGATCCGGCCGATACCGCGCAGCGCAAGGCTGCTGGCGTGGTGGCGCACTTTGCGGACTCGGCGTCACCATACCCGCTGTTCCCAGCGCTGAACGGCAAGCAATACATGTCGAGCAGCGACTTTGAACTGGTAGAGTACGGCAAGGAACCGCTGTACCTCTGGTCTAAGGCTAACGACCCGACGATGCGCCGTTGGATGACCGACAGTGTCCGCGAGTTGACAGCCCGCGCGCTCTACATCGGCGGGTCTCGCGGCGTAGATCAGTGCAAGGACGCGACGGGTTCGGCCATGCCGGTTGGCGAAACGGACGCCATGTTTAACCCCGTCATGCCGACGTGGGCCGATGAGAAGGGCTGGGCGTACTGGGTAAACACCGCCATCTGCCCGACCGTTACCAATACGACGTTTGAGAGTGCCAACGTCCACACGACAATGGAGCTTGAAAGCGCGCTAATGATGTTCCGCGAGGCGGGCGTGCCGGGACTCGACGCGGCGCTTGCTAACATAGCTACGGCTCACGCCGCGACCTCCATCACGACCATGAACAATATCGACAAGGGCGCGATGGCGAAGAATTGGGGCGGACCCATGGGTAATGCCGCACAATGAACATCTTCCGCACCATTGCCAAACTGACCAGCGATTGCCTCACCGGCATTGACGGCACTTCGTTTGATTACGCGCGCGTGGGTGGATGCGCTGGCACCGTCATGCTGATCGGCGGGGCGGGCGTCATGATCGTTCAAGGCAAGTTTGAGCCGGTGGCGTTCGCCGGGGCGCTGGGCGGCCTGATCGCGGCGACATGCGCGGGCGTCAAGATCAAAGAAACCACCGAGCCGCAGACAGTCACGGCCACGCAGGAACGCACTTCCGGTGTGGCTACGCAAACGGAGACACGCTCATGATCGTGGTAGCAATCGCCGTTGTTGGTTCGGCCTGTTTCGTGATTGCTGGCGTGCTTATCGGAATCTTGCTGTTTCAGGAGTGTTGCGAATGACAGCCATTGAAATGATCGCCGTTGCTGCGGTGCTAACCGTCGGCGCGTGCCTTTGGGCGCTCTGTTCGCTGGTCAACTCTATCCTGAAGGAGTTCAGCGAATGACGCGCCGTCTAAGCGTGGTGGTCAGTGGTATTAAGCCGCTCACGCCCACCGAGAAGATGATTGACGCCGTGGATCGGATCGCCGCGCAGGGTGATGTCACCTCATACGCCATTATCGCGTTCCAGCTCGGCTCCGATCCGGTTGTTACCGTGGGGCAGGGCACGAGCGGTATGCCGATGAAGTCGCTCGCGGCGGCCGCGATGGTGTCTCTTGAAGCCTACGCATGGCCGGAGTGCGAGGTATGATCGCGCTGCTAGCCGCAAGGCTGATGGGCACTAAAATTGCCGGAGCCGTCTTCTCGCGCACCGGGGGCATTATCGCAGCCGTGTTTGCGGCTATGCTCGCGCTGCACATGGCGGCGGTTCACTACCGCAGCGAGGGGCGGGCGCAAGTCCGCGTACAATGGCAGGCCGCTAACGCCAAGGCCGCCGCTCAAGCCGCTACGTTGGCCGCGCAGCGCGACGCAGCCGTCCGCCGTGCCGAGACCGCCGAAACTGCCCAAACCGCGCTGGTGGCCGCTACCGCCACGTCCGCACGGGCCTCAATCATAAAAGGATTCGCCGATGCGCCTGCTACCCGCGTTGACTGCCTTAGCCCTAGCATCTTGCAGCGCGTCCGTGACGCAGATGCAGCCCTTGCCGCTTCCCGCGCCACCATCGGCCGCGCTGATCCCGTGCGCCGTGCCGCCCCTCGCGTCCGGCGATAGCGAGACGGTGGCGCTCGCACTCGTCGACCGCGCCGTTGAAATCGCAAACTGCGACATCAAACGACAGGCCCTTGTGGACGGGTGGCCGAAGTGAGCGGCACTAGCGCGCTTCGGGAGGCGCTGGATCGATATGGCACCAAGCGGGCGGCGGCAGCTTCGCTCGGCATTAGCCGGGACGCATTCGGGCGCGGACTAAAGGGGGCCACGATCAAAATGCCCGGCGCTGAAAAGGGCATCGGCATACAGCATAAACAAGGCGAGGCCGTCCCCGAACCGTTCGTGGTCAAGGGGTATTCCACTCTTTACAATAACAAGGGCGAGATTGCGGCCCAATGGATCAAAACGCGGATTGATGACGAACGGCGGGCCGCGATGGTGCGCGAGGCGTTCACAAGTATGGCCGATGAACTGCCCCGGCTCGCTCCGACCATCGCGCCCGATGCGACCAATGCCAATCTATGCAACGTCTATACCCTCACGGATGCGCACGTCGGGATGCTCGCATGGGAACCGGAGACGGGCGCGGATTGGGACGTAACGATTGCAGAGCGCGTGCTGTTCGGCTGCTTCGCGCAGATGATCAAATCCAGTCCCCGCGCCGATACGGCCATCATTAACAATTTAGGCGATCTACTTCACTATGATGGCATGAAAGCGGTCACGCCCACATCCGGGCACGTTCTCGACGCCGATAGCCGGTTTGCCAAGGTTGCCGCGACCGCATTTCGGATCATGCGCCGGGTGATCGATACCGCGCTTGAACGCCACCGCAACGTCATTGTGCTGGCGTGCGAGGGCAACCACGATGAGGCGTCATCGGTGTGGCTGCGCGTGGGGCTGGCGGCGCTATACGAGCGCGAGCCGCGCGTCACGGTGGACCAGTCCCCCAAGCCTTATTATGCCCACCAGCACGGGCGCACGATGCTGGCGTTCCACCATGGGCACCTCGCCAAGATGGACGGCCTTCCCGCCATCTTTGCAGATGAGTTTGCGCCTATGTGGGGCACTACCTCGCACCGCTACGCGCACACTGGGCACCGCCACCACGAGCATATCAAGGAACTGCGCGGAATGAAGGTGGTGCAGCACTCCACGCTCGCGGCACGGGACGCATATGCAGCGCGGGGCGGCTGGGGATCGATGCGACAGGCGACGGCTTACACCTACAGCACAGAATATGGGCAGGTGGGCAGCGTTACGGTCACGCCGGAGATGGTGGCATGAGTGCGCTCGCAACGCAGGTGGGCGAAGATGCGCCTGTAAGGCTGGCCGCGTGACGCGCGCCGAAGCGCTAATCGATCTAGTGCAGTGGCGCGACGACCATATAGCCCGCTCTCGGCTATATTGGGAGCGGCGCTATTTCGAGCGGCGTGCCGATATGTTCCCCAACGAGAGGGACAACATCGCAGCATTGCTAGCGAAGTCTAGCGTTTGCGATGGTTCTCCTCACGGGATCCCTGAAACTCATTACCATGGTCTGCGCTAATCAGAAAGCCGCCCTTCAATTCCTCAATCCTCTCGATCATCCACAGGACTGTCGAGGGCTGAGCGGCGGCGATGTAGAGGGCGTTCCTGAAGCCTTCGCTCTCGGCCGCCCATCGCTCCTGCCCCATGGATTCCGGATCGCACCGGCAAATGTCCGGCAGGTCATCGCGTGCGTTTTCGACAAACGCGCCAACGCTTACCCATTCCCCCTTCGTCGCCGCCTTTGCCAGCGCGCGCAGCCGGTCTAGGTCGTGTGGTGTCTGTGTCACGGCTTATTCCCCCCTTTTCGGCGCGGGCACACACGATCTTTGCGAGTTCGCTTCTTTTTCTGCATGTTCGCTAGCCTGGCCGCTTTGATGTGCGCCATCGCCCATGCCTTCGTGCCAGGCCGCAGCACGGTCACCAATTCCCGGACGTTCATATTCTGCTCCGATGGCCAGCGCCCGCACCCCACGAATGGAGGATTGAGCAATCCGCATGATCCCGCTCGCCATCGCGCGGTCGCGCATCACGTCGCCTAAGTTGGGGGCAAGGGACATCACACCATCGGCATCATGCACGATGTAGCCTACCGATGTGCAAAGAATAGGGCCGTTCGCCTCATACTCATCTAACCATTGCCAATGAGATATTGGCTGTGCGCTGTCCGCCCATTCCACGACCACAAGCGGATAGGGTCCCGTCTGTGTCATACAGCCTCCGGGGGTTCGGTTGGATCGGTCAGCGGCAGGGCAGCGATCAGGTGGTCGCGGGCGGCGGTGGCATCGGCTTCATTGTCGAAGTTCTCGTGTGCGCGCCAGCCAGCGCGCTCGACCGACCACGCGGAGCCTTCCGGCTCGACCATCTTCCGCACCCGATACTGCGCTGCTTTGACAGCGGGTGCGATCAGGTGGGGGTAGGCGGCGGTGAGAACCGCCCGAACCTGCTCACGGTAGGCGCGCCGGTCTAAGTAGTCCAAGTCCTCCCACAGCGCGTGGGGATACTCGCTATGAAACAGTGCCCGCGCACCAACCGTCACCGCCGCGTGCAAGCCGGGGATCGTCGGATCAGTCATCCTTACCTCCTGTGATTGTGGCGCGCGCGCTGATCGTGGGCGCGTTCCTGCGCCAATGGCGGCGGGGGGGGAATCGTGGACGACGTGCGGCGCGGGCGCATGTGCGAGCGGCGGGAGAAAAGGCCATTTGGTCATAATGTTTGCTCCCTCTCGCTGCCGTAAACCCCGCACTTGGGGCACGTCTCAAAGTCTAGTTCGCCATGCTCGCAAGGTGTCGTGAACGCCCGCACAAAGCTTTCGCGCTGGGCTTGCATTTCAGCGGCGCGCTGTTCTGGCGTAAGGGAATTAAAGCGTTTCTCGGACATAGCGAGAAGATCGCGCAGCTTATCGGTCAATATCACTCTCCCTAACCTGCGTTAAAGCTGGCGAGGATCACGCCTGCCTGCACATCGCCCGCCGCCTCACCTAGAAACTTGAC